CATCATCAATAATATACCTTATAGATGGAATGGTGCCAATATGTAAATGAGGTGATTTTAAAAAGTGTGGATTGTGTGGTGATTGGCTGTGGGGTTAACGGCTAAAAGGGGCGGCGCGGCCGTGGGAAAATGACGTTGCAAGTTAGTGGGATGTGACGTACCGTGAGAAAGAGGAAGTGACGCCTGTTGGGATTGCGGAAGTGAAACTGTACTTTTCCCTGGTGACGCAGTTTCGGGGTGTGTGTTGGGTTTGGCGGGATTTTTTACACTTTACTCCCATTACGTCAGTTTAGGGCTTGTGTATATATATTGTGGAGAGGTTGGAGAGTCACTTTAGAGCTTGTGCTTTGTGTGCCCGCTGTACTTTGTCTGGTAAGCCATGGCTGATGAGGCTTTGTATGTGTATTTAGAGGGACCGGGGGCGACGTTGCCTGAACAGCAGCAGAGAAATAATTATATTTTTTATTCTCCTGTGCCTTTTACTTTGTATCCGCGAGGGGTGGCTTTGCTATACTTACGATTAAGCATAATTATACCCAAAGGCTATGTTGGCTGTTTTTTCTCGTTAACTGATGCTAACATGTCTGGATTGTATGCTTCATCAAGAATTATTCATGCTGGTCACCGCGAGGAACTTTCGGTGCTGTTGTTTAATCACGATGACAGGTTTTACGAGGGTCGAGCTGGAGACCCTGTGGCTTGTCTTGTGATGGAAAGACTGATTTATCCATCTGTTCGTCAGGCTACTATGATATGACGCTTGTTTTTTTTTTATTTTTGCAGACTAATTCAAAACTAACAATGTTGGAGCGCAGCGCGGTAACCTATTGCATTTGCATCCCAGAGGTTTTGAATGTTTTTTTGGCAAATTTTTCTTTTATTCAATTTTTACAAGAAACTCTGCCTGATTATATTTCCAGCAACTTTGATGATATTACTGGCGGTTCCCAATATGCTTATTCCAATCTTGTTTTTGCTGGAGCCAATTGGGGAGGTCTGCGCTTGTACTGCACTGTAGCGTCCCCTGCTCTTGTTCCCGGGGGGCTTCTGGCTAAGCAGTTTGGTGATAATATGAGAGAGTTTTTACAACTAGAACTTAAAGAAGAACTTAGAGCCAAGGGCATGTCAATTGATGTTGCCATTCTCAATTCGCTACAGGTGACACAGGAGCAAGATATTTTGTCATTATGAGGGTGTGTTTAAGAATGGTGGTGGAGGGCGCCCTCCGGGACCTGTTTGTAATGTGTGGATTGGATTTACCACAAGAACTGACACGAATAATTCAAGGCTGGAAAGCTGAAAATTATCTGGGAATGGTGCAGGAATGTAATATGATGATTGAGGAGTTAGAAAATGCTCCTTCTTTTGGTATTCTTTTGTTCTTGGATGTGCGCGTGGAGGCTTTGCTGGAAGCCACCGTTGAGCACCTTGAAAATCGCATTTCTTTTGATCTAGCTGTGCTTTTTCACCAACACAGTGGGGGCGAGAGATGCCATCTGCGCGATCTACAATTTGAAGTACTGCGAGATCGTTTGGAATAAAAATTAACATGGTTCTTCCGTCTCTTCCCTCTCCTCTCCTGCTTGAAACACAATCCAGTTGCATTGCTTGGTTGGGATTTGCATATGCTACCGTGGATGATTTCCTCAGAACGATTAGATGCGATGGAGTTTTGATTACAACTGAAGCCAGCATTCTTTTGACCAACTTAAGAGTGTGGTTGTACTTGAACTATCACACGGAACACGCTAAGCGGCAGGATAGAAGGCGAAGAAGAGTGTGTTCTGCCAGGGCCGCGTTTTGCTATACAAAATACGAGAATGTCAGGAAGCAACTCCATTATGACAAGGTTGCGCGCACGCTCGACATCATGCGCCAGACATCACCCTTACACCAGAGCCCAGTTACCACGTTGTGAGGAAAATGAAACCCGAGCTTCTATGACTGAAGACCACCCGCTGTTGCCAGATTGTGATACTATGACTATGCATAGTGTAAGTTGTGTTCGTGGTCTTCCTTGTTCTGCCAGCTTTACTGTTCTGCAAGAGCTTCCTATTCCCTGGGATATGTTTCTAAATCCTGAGGAGTTAAAAATTATGAGAAGATGCATGCATTTATGTCTATGTTGTGCCACTATAGATATTTTTCATTCTCAAGTGATTCACGGTCGAGAGAATTGGGTTCTTCATTGTCATTGTAATCAGCAGGGTTCACTTCAATGCATGGCTGGGGGAGCGGTGTTGGCAGTGTGGTTCCGGAAGGTTATATTGGGTTGCATGATTAACCAACGTTGTCCATGGTACAGACAGATTGTTAATATGCACATGCCAAAAGAGATCATGTATGTGGGTAGTGTGTTTTTGAGGGAACGTCATTTAATTTATATTAAACTTTGGTATGATGGTCATGCAGGGGCGATTATATCAGATATGAGTTTTGGCTGGAGCGCTTTTAATTATGGTTTATTAAACAATATTGTAATAATGTGTTGTACCTACTGCAAAGATTTGAGTGAAATCAGAATGCGTTGCTGCGCGCATCGCACCAGAAAGTTGATGTTAAGGGCTATTAAAATCATGCTTCAGGACACTGTGGACCCTGATCCCATAAACAGCAGTCGCACGGAGCGACGCAGACAGCGGCTGCTTGTGGGTTTGATGAGACACAATCGTCCGATACCGTTTTCGGATTATGATTCCCATCGTTCTTCTTCCAGATGACCGTGATCCAGACTCCGGAGTCGCATCCGCAGCAGTTGGACTGTGAAAGCGCTTTAAAAGACTATCCCGATGGATTTTTATCTATCACTGACCCCAGATTGGCTCGCTCTGAAACTGTTTGGAATGTGGAATCTAAAACCATGTCTATATCTAATGGTATCCAAATGTTTAAAGCTGTGCGTGGGGAGAGATTGGTGTATTCTGTTAAATGGGAAGGGGGAGGCAAAATAACTACTCGGATTTTGTGAATTGATTTTCAAATAAACAAGTTAAACTTTATTTGTCAGTCGTCTTCTCTGATGTAGTGAAAGGTAAATGGGGAGGTGACTAGGGTTGTAGCAGAGGTTTGCACCTCTGGGGCATCTCCTGTGTTCCAGGACCAAGTTATACGAATACAATATGATGTCTCGTCATTTATTGCTCTTCGGTTAAGCATGACAGATATGTCAATGGGAAAAGCAGTGCGATCACTAGCTGTGTAGTAACAAGTTCCGTAAATGTAGTTTTCTTTTTCTCTAGAATTATCATTGAAAGGATAGGCAGTCGTGCTGGGCATGAAACCTTTAGCATTAGTAATGGCACCAGTAGCCATGTTTTGTCCTGATTTATGATTAAGTGGAGTTTTGAGGGATGAGAGTCTAGTTAGTAAATTACCAGTAGAATCGAAAAACAGCTCTGCAGTAAAATTTATATTTCTGTGTGTAGTTAGCATATTAAAATTGTTAGATACTCCTATAACATAAACAAATGCAGTGACTAGTGCTCCAGTTTTAACTAGTGTTAGAATTAATTTGCAATCATTAGATTCACTGGAGTTCATGATTTGACAGTTGGCTTCGGTGGGGTTGACTCCTGTCCATAAGGTGTTAATATTGTCATCAATGCAAATGTTGTTTGAATTGAATGTAAGTCCTTGTCCTAATTTGATACAAAGTTTATTTTCATTCGTTCCCAATCCGGCTCCTAGTGGTAAACCTATAGAGTGACCAGTCTTAACGAGTGGTGTGGTGGCACTTATGTTTTCTTTCAAAAAACCGTTGGTGTCATCCACTGTAAGTCCCCCTCCCACTTTTAGCTGTAGAGATCCGCCTGTGGTTGTTAGTGGGGTTAAACATTTTAAAGTAAGAACTCCGTTTGGGCTTTGTGTGAAGCCATTTGGGGAAATAAACCCTGGGTTTATAAAGGGGTGTTGGGAGGTGCTTTCATCTTCATAGGGGTAGACAGGGTTGAAGGAGTCACTGAGCCGGACTCTCTTGGTCATCTGGGAAGAAAGACATGAAGATTGTGGGTACAGGAGAGGAGCTAAAATTTGACATCCCCTTTAAAGTATGGAGAAAGTATGCCGCTGAACGGGGTTTAGAATACCAGAGTTGGGAAGAGGGAAGTGAGGTGCTGCTGGGAGAAAATTTCAACAGAGACCTTATTGCTGATTTCAAGTAAGTGATTTTTTATTAATCATTTTTTAATTCATTGGTAGCAGGTCTCTTAGGCCGCATAGGGTCTTCAGCAGGGTGTAGGTGCACTCGATGGAATCGCAGGAGCAGTGAATGCAACCCTTAGTATCTCCACTTTGCTGGGTGATAACTATGGGGTTGATTCCCACCATGCAGGTAAATTTTTGTCGTTGGGGGCCAAGTTCGTAAGAGAGGCGATGGTCAGTAGCGGTGATCTCGTAGGATATCTTGGCTTGTTTTACCAAACAGAATATGCCTTTTTTGCATTGGTGAATTTGGATGACATCTCTGAGCTCTTTGGCCGCGCGTTCCTGCTGCTGGCGGATGCGTAGTTGGGCGAGTCGCTGTTCTGAGACGCGGCCGTCCATATCGAGCAGATCCTCGGCGGAATTGGAGGTGGTGAGTGTTTCAGTCATCTCCGCCGGTTAGGTTGAAGTAACTAATAGCAGGGAGTAGTGGGGGTTGTGGTTCACTTTCGTAATCTATTAGCGCTATTGGATGTTGCATGTTTTGTAGGGGAATGTGTTCCTCTGGGTCTTGTGGATGATCATGTGCATTGGGAGCATTCCAGCCAAAATCAAATAGGGGGTATATCAAAAATGAAATTATGGTGCAACAGATTATATTAATTATTCCAGCAATCATTATTAAATTTGGGGGAATTTCTGATTTTTCTCGATAGCAAGCAAGAAATGACCACGGTTGTTGGAATTTGCATTTTCTAAGGTGTTCTGGTGGAGTACTATAGGCAGCTGGGGTTGAGACAGCGTAGGGAAGCAATAGAAGCAAAAATATTGGTAGTATAGCCTGCATGGTTTTAGATGAGTCTAAGAAGTGCCGCGATATTTTGGTTGCGGTATTCGGGATGGTGGCGCAGGTAGGCAATTCGCACAAGGATCCAGTCTATAAGTTGGAAAAAATTAATAACCAGGCAGACTATGCTACATACGCAGATGCAAGTAACAAAAGCAAAAAGTGCATAGGAAGCAAATGCTCCTATACAGTCTGGGGTTGCTGTGGCTACTGCTGTGAAAGTAGCGCAAACATTAAATGCACAAATGAGTATGGTGAAGAAGAAATTTCTAGGTACCATGATTGGTGTTCACCATACTGTAAATAAAAAAAAAAAAAGAACAAATTAAATATCAAATCTAAGTAATGGATCACCTTTATGTTTGTCTTTTCTATAGCAGCAGGCGTAGTAGGTTATGGTAAAAACAAGAATAGATATTCCAATTGTCACTGCAGCGATAATGCTGATTGTTGAAGTGGAAATTGTTGTATGTGAAGTTGTAGAATTATTCACAGTGCGTTTTAAAAGCGCGGCAAAGGTTGGATTGGAAATTGTATTGTTAGCGACACTGCTGCTAGAGAAAGTAGTTGTGCGGGGTGCTGGAGTGGTAGATGGCAGTACAATAATGTTATAATCTAAACTACTTTTATAGTCGGTTCCATAATAGAAGCCTTTGTCATTTGCTGTCACGTTGATAATGGTTAGGTCTCTGCCGTTGCAGAAAAATCTACCAGGTTGGTCACATGGTTTTGTAAACCATCCATTGTCATATATTCTCCACCAAAAGACATGACCACCTTGAGGTCCTTTTAGTGTGCAGTTTGAGCCTATAGTTACAGTGAGGTGTGAGCGAGCAGAAGTCAGAGTTGCGAGACTAGTAAGCATAAGGAATGTGGTAGTGGAAACCATGGCTGTATAAAAAGAAATTAAATGTTAAGCCTTAGTAGGAGATCTTGTTTTTTAGGATGAAACTTTTTGTAGCGACAAGCATATAAAAGCATGCATATTATTATTAGTGCCATCACCACTGCCACCGCTGCAACAATTGCAATCATTGAATCTGGGATGTTTTTTTCGTCGGGTGTGGTGGGAGATGTAAAAGTTTCTAGAGAATTGTCATCGGATCGAATCTTTGCCATATTTGGCATTTTCGTGGTTTTCAACTGGGTAACACGAACCAAGTAATTTCTATATTGACTACTGTATCTGTCATAACCATAATAGTAACCGCTGTAAACTTTGCTAACATTAATCAATGTAAGATTTTGTATGTTGCAAGTTACTATTATTGGTTTTGTTTTGTTGCAGATTATATCAAAGTAATCAACGCTTCCCAGTTTGGTCCAGATGACCTCTGAAGTGATTGGGGGTCCTATGAGAGTGTAATTATGTCCTAGAGGGATAGAGACGACTGTTTGTCCGTGAGCGGCAGTGACAATGCTGACAAATATGAGAGATGTAAGAGAAGCCATGTCTGTAAACAGAAAGAGGTTAAGGCATTTTTTCTTTGTTATTGGCGTTTTTGATGCGAGTGGTTACAAGCAGGTGTATGCATACGCACAGTAAAGCAGTAAGAAGGCAAGCGCACAAGCAATAAGCAATGGAGAACGTTACGATGTTGTCCTTGCTAGGAGGCCATAGAGAATACTGTTTGCTTATGAACATGGCCAGATCGCACATTTCAGAAAAAATGAAAGTGTTGTTACTAATGCGGATGGAACCGTCAGGACCTCGGACAGAGACAGTGTACCACTCGGGAACTCCTGGCTCCCATGTGGTGGATAAGGTATTGTTCCAGGTTTTGTTATTGTGTGTAATTTCAACGGACCTGCATTCCCATCCGCACTTAATAAGAACTCCACAGATGCGGCTTGTGTCGGGTGCAAAAGTAAGTGTGCAGTTTTCTGGGTCGAAGTCTAGACATGGATCGTAATTGGCAGAACCCGGTTCCAAAAGCGAAAGTAAAACAAGCAAGACTAGTATGGGCCCCATTTTTTAAACCAATACCACAACACCACTAAGAAAGTGAAGCAAGGTGTGTATAGGTAGCAAAGAATAATCACAAGCCCACCCGCAAGAATTCCTAGCACTACAAGGCCCGCTTCCACCCAAGGGTTTTCTGTAGGAAGACCTTGGAGCTCACCTCCGGTTTTGAAAGTAGTATTAGTAGGGAAAATGCTTCTGGAAAAGCGGTGTAGTCGTTGAGCTTCTAGTTTGTGAGTAGGAAAGGTGAAGTTAACAGAGTCCTGGACGACAGGAAAAGTTTCGTTCTTCTGGTTGTAAAATCCGGGTTGAAGAAGCGGCAGTCCGTAGGAGAGTCTTAATTCAGTTTTTATTAAACTCAGTACACATAAGACAGCAAAGGCTTTCATGCAATCCGGGGTGATTACAAATGCAGTAGATGGAAACCGTGGTGTTTCCCTGGTCTCGCTCGATCAGCACGGGCCGCTGGGAGAAAATTCGTTGCAGGCGAGAGTCTATTTTGCCTTCGATAGAAATCCGCACTCCGTGGGCCGGACCTTGAGGGTGATCCTTGGGGAGTTCGAAGTAGATGAACTCAATGAGTTCCCGGGCAAAGCAGCGAAAGCGGCGGCAGTGGTCTAGATGTCGCAGCCGAGATAGCTCAGCCGCGTCACCAGACATCAATCGTAGCCGTCCACTGACTCGCTAATCGCGTCGAAGTTCGGTATGAACTCGTCCGGGTAGTGCCCAGGAGATCCGGAGAAGGGGTTGAAGTAGACAGAGGGAGTAAACTCCTCCACAAATTGAACGGTCCCGATTCCGCCCGAGCGGGGTTGCGAAGACGAACTTTCCAAAGTCAGAACAGCCTGACGAGGGGTGAAGGAAGATCTCCCGCAGCCGGCAATCTGAAAGATTCCGTCTGGTCGTAGACCAAGCGGAGAGCTCACCGACTCGTCGTTGAGCTGGATACCTCGGCCTCTGATCATCAGGCGTTTTATATTATGCCGAGGCCTGTGACGACATAGGGTGGAGCCGCCAGCTAACTGCGCACCTGCATTAGTCATTTGGACTTCGGCCTGGGCGTCTCGAGGAAGTAATACAGTGGTGGGAGCGGGACTTTCCTGGTACACTAGGGCGGCGGGCCAATTTCTGGGATTAAGGTGTTGGCGGGGCGTGGTGGTAAGAGCTGACTGTTCCAAAAGTATTTGGTTTCGGTAGGCGCGTATATCATTAACTCGAGAAATCATAGAAGGCCCGGCGCTGAGCCAATTCATGCGGGTGGAGTAGTCCTGGGAGGCGCCTGCCGCCAATCCCATTTGGGGTTGATAACTCCACATGTAAGGCGTGGGAATTTCTTTACTCATGTCGAGGATGATGTAATTCCCGCCTTTTTTGAATAAGCGCGGTCGCTGCCTACTCTTTAAGAGTCAGCGCGCAGTACTTGTTGAAGAGAGCCTCGGCGTCCTCGAGAGTGCGCTGAAGTTGATCTTCGCTCTTGTGATACAAACAACTTCTGGTGAGCGAACGCAGAGATCGGTTTTTTATTTTCAGTTCCTGCTCTTGACCCCGACTCTGCTGGAAGATGGCATACAGGGTTGGAAAGATCCGATTTCTTAACTCTCGGGTTTGCGCTGGCTCGTTGGCTGTAATCTTTAATCCTCCTGTTGCTGCACTTGTTGTGTATTTTCTAACTGCCGCTGCTGGTTTTCTGTTGGAGGTCGCCGCCGCTGTCTTTATCTGTCGAGACTGCCGGGATTTGCTGGCTATAGTAGGGGCTGTGGAGGTGACGGTAGTAATGCAAAACATTGCGCGGAAAGTTCACCCCATGGTGGAATAGCAAGTAGCGCCGCGTGAAGGATATGTTGCCCCCGCACTCATGCAAGCAGGAGATGATGGCATTCTTATGCCCCCGCCAGGACTTGTATCCCTGCCGATCCTTCTTACCGGTCTTGGAAGCGCTGGTTGGGTTCGGGAAGCGTCCGGTCTCGTCCCATCTACTGCTGGGACGCCGCCGGGTTCCTCGACTCGGAGCGGAGATGGTAGCGCTGTTGCTTGTCTCCGCAGCCGAGGATAACTGTTTGTCGGCGGTTACTTCTTCCACCTCCTCTGCCTCCTCGTTTTCCTCCTCCAAACTGTCTTCCTCCAGACTGTCCTCCAGACTGTCCTCCTCCGCCTCCTCTGCCTGACTGTCCCAATCTTCCTCCATATCTTCTGGGGGCGGCGGCTGCACCTTCAACTTCTTGTTTTCTCGTCGTTGGGACATCCTGAGGGAACCTTGTGTTGAGTTCCTCGCCGGTCTGGGGGTCAAGGTAGACCCCCTTACCCTTTTTCAGTAGAAATTCTTGGCGGGATTTTTGGATGGCTTGCAATTGGGCCAGAATTGCCCCCTGGGTGATGACGCAGGCCGAAAGTTCGGCCTTTGGAGGCTGTGATTGGTCCTCATAGAACTTGATTTCATAGGGGTGGTAATCTTCCGGAGCAAACTTGCGCAAGTAGGCGGAGGTCCACAGTCCCGGGGTCAGTTTTAAACTTTGCCCAGGAGAAGACCCATCGCCTTGGCTGCTGGGGCCTTGCAATTCAAAGGTGCCTATTATCTGGGTTTCGCTCATCAACTGGGGGTTGCAAGCTAGGGACCGGTGGGGCGTGCACAGATTGCAGCGGCAGTGACACTCCAGCAAGCCGTCTCCGCTCACATCCTCGATCACATCCGAGTGGTAGGAGAGATAGTTGGCCAGACGGAACAGGTAGCAGTGACTCCATAGCGGCGGGGGGCACTCGCGGTAGGTGAGAGGCACAAAGTCGGAGGGCAGTGCGCAGCAGGTGGCGGGCAGGATACCGGAGCGTTCCAGGATGAAAGAGCGAAAATTGTTAAGCATGCTCTGGCTCATAAAGTCAGGCAATCCGTTTCGCAAAGTAACCCTGAGACGCTCTGGGAAGATGAGGTCTGCCAGGTCGGAAGCGACGGTGCGCTCGTCGAACCCTGTCCACAGAACCTTAAGAGATTTCTGTAAGAGCTTGTCAAGCTCTTTCAAGTTCTGTTCTTCTAAACATTGCTGCCATACACCCATGCCGGTTTGCCACGTGTGGCACAGGTACAGATAGACACAATCGCGGATGTAATCACGGCGGGCTTCCCCCTTCAGGGTGCTGTGCAGCACGCTTTGTCCTAGGCGATTCTCATGCAGAATACCCATGTAGGAAACCAGGTTGGTGAGTTCCACGTTAGATATCTTGCATGCCTGCCGCACAAAGCCGTGTCTAAAAGTGTAGTGCAGATTCTCTTCGAGTTTGCGCAAGGTTTCTGAATCGGTAAAGAAACGTCGGAGACACTCTAGTTCTACGGTAACCAGCACCACGGCCATCATAAGCTTGCGACGCTCTTCCAAATCCCTGGGAGAGTCGGTGCCCAGCCATCGGGTTAGCTGCTCATCACTGACCACTGGTTTACCCTCATCACAGGCATCTGGGTCATGCATGTCTTCTGAAAGGGGACTTGCGCGCTTAATGAGTAACTGGTCCATGACCGCCGTCATGACTTTAGGGGGCAGGTTGACAGCGGGATATGCGAAGTGTGTGACCTCGATGCTTCGCTTGAGTACTGCGAGTCTGGCATTATCGCCTTCCAATTCCACCAGAACGCTGTGATGCTCATCCATGCCATTTTCTCCCTTTTGCAGAGCATTTGCGGCCCGAGTCTCATTATTGCCCAGACCCTCGAAGATCTTTGGAACCTCTTCCAAGGAAGCTATATCAGGTAAGCGTGAACCAGGTCCCAGATTGAGTAGGGCATCGGCGCGGGTGCGATTAGCGCGGCAGGAGACTGGAATTTTTTGATTTTTAAAAAAGATGTGATAGGTAGCCAGTACTTCTGGCACAGCAAAAGCTGGATAAAAGTTTAAGCGAGGATTTGGCTCGCAGGTGCCGTTTGGCTGACGTTTGGGGGGAGTACGAGGTGAAAAGAGGTTAAGCTCGTAGGCGCGGCTGAGCTCTTCCACACTGATGGGCACTTCAGTTCTGTCCAATAATGCATCCTTGACTATGAGCGACTGTCTTGCTAGATGTTTAAGGAGCGCGTCTTCCCCGTCAAGCCCTATGAGGTAGTCGGTGTTCTGATCCCTATTTCCAGCATCTTGGTGATAGTTATCTGCTCGTTGTTTTGGGCAGTTTTCATCCTCTCTCTCTAGAAAGCGTTTCAACTCTTCCTCGTGTTCCACCGGTGTCACATAGCCCGGGTCTTGCTCGATGTCTGTCTCAGACTCTTTCGCTTTTTTATTCTGCATGTCATGAGATGCGTCGACCTCCTTATCTTCTAGGGTAGAGGTGGTGGCAGGACTGGGCGGTGGAATGCTTAAGCTCTGCTCCTTTTCCTCGTCGCTGAGGACGAGATGTGATGGCACTCGTGGCGATGTTGACAGCAATGGCTGAGTTTCCATGTCTGTTGTTTCTCTGCCTAGGAGAACACAATGGCCAGCCGCGAAGGAAATCAGTTAAGCGACCGCCACAGGGAGCACACCCCCGAACGCGGAAGGGGTTCTGCCAGTCATCCGCCTTCCAGGTCGGACCGCAGCCCTTCGCAATCGCCTCCACCTCTGCCCCCGAAGAGAAACACCTGTCGCCGTGTGGGGTCAGGTTCTTCTACCGACAGTCAGTTGGTAATGGTGAGCGAAACGTCACAATCCTCCCTGTCTCCGGAACGGAGCGACAGTCCTCCTCCTCCGATACCCCCCAAAAAGAAGCCAAGGAAGACCAAACATATCCCCATGCAAGACATCAGTCAAGACAGCGAAGAAGAAAGAGAAGAGGCGCAACTTGTAGCAGTGGGTTTCAGCTACCCGCCCGTGCGCATCGTTGAGAAGGATGGCAAAAGAAGCATTGAGAAGATCGCTAAAGATGACCCTCTGGCTAAAGGAGCTGCTGCCTGCACTGTTAAGAATCCGATTAGCTTGCCCCTGGTGTCTGCTTGGGAGAAAGGCATGGAAGTGATGTGTCTGCTGATGGAGAAGTACAGGCTGGATAACGAACTTAGAACCTCTTTTAAACTAATGCCTGAGCAACACGAACAATACAAGCGCATCTGTCACCAGTACGTAAACGAGGAGCACCGAGGCATCCAGTTAACTTTCACTAGTCACAAGACACTGAGCACGATGATGGGAAGATTTCTGCAGGGAATGATACATTCTTTTTCTCAGATCGCCCACCATAATTGGGAATGTACAGGCTGTGCGTTGTGGCCTCATGGCTGCAATGATTATGAGGGCAAGCTGAAGTGCCTGCATGGCAATATTATGATTCAGAAGGAGCAGATTATCGAGATGGATGTGGCCAGCGAGAACGGACAACGAGCCTTAAAGGAGAATCCCGAGCGAACCAAAATCACCCAAAACCGCTGGGGCAGAAGTGTGGTGCAAATAGCTAACAATGACGCCCGCTGCTGTGTGAATGATGCCGGCTGTGCAGCTAACCAGTTTTCGAGCAGGTCCTGCGGGATGTTTTATACCGAGGGTAGTAAAGCCCAGCAGGCTTTCAAGCAATATGATGCTTTCATGAGAGCCGTGTATCCAGGAATCAGACAGGATCAGGCCAAGATGATACTGATCCCCCTGCACTGCGATTGCAACCACAAGCCTAATTGGGTGCCCGCCATGGGTAGGCAGACCTGCAAGATGACCCCGTTCAGCATTGCCAATGCTGAAGATCTGGATGTGGGCATGATTGCAGATCCCACCGTGCTGGCAAGCGTGAGACATCCGTCGCTGATGGTGTTTCAGTGCTGCAATCCGGTGTACCGCAACTCTCGCGCTCAAAGCACTGGTCCTAATTGTGATTTCAAGATTTCGGCTCCTGACCTGCTTGGAGCTTTGCAGCTGACCAGAAAGCTGTGGAGTGACATCCTGCCCGATATACCGGTTCCCAAGTTGGTGATTCCCGAATTCAAGTGGCAACCCAAGTATCAGTTCCGCAACGTATCACTGCCTGCGGGTCATTCTGATTCTCGTCAGAACCCATTCGACTTGTAAATAAATAAGTAATCCAGAGCCTTGATACATGTAAAAAAATAAAGTGATGTTTATTGAACACGTTGTTTACATGAGTCATTATTGAACATCCATACGGTCGAACGCAGTGGCCCTTTCGATGTGTGTACGATGGGAGCGAAAATAAGGCGAATGGGTATTAAGAAAATGGTAGAGTGCTTTTTGATTGTCACACAGGGTGGGCTGGACTTTAGGAGAATGAAGCATGTTGTTTGGCACTCCAGTTAGCAATTTCATGGTGGGGTTTCCGTCCATGGGACGGTCAGGCCAGTGCACAAAGGCGTGAAGGAACATGCAGCAGAAAAGTCCGCAGGCGGCAGAACGGGGACCCTGCACGGTCTGGGTAGATTTTTCCAGCGTAATACAGCGGTCCTTGGTAGCAAGAGCGCTGCGGCGCAGGAGACCCTCATATTCAAACTGGTAAATCTGTTTGAGACGATTATCCGAGAATCCAAAAGGATCAAAAAGGTAGCAGGTGTTAGAACGTGGGTTCCAACCGAAAGCCAACCAGTGCTCTCCCCCCGTCTCACGTCCGGCCGTATTTACAATGGCACAGGCGAGCTTATCGGGGGCCATGAACCCCGGGAAGCGCTTATCGTAGGTTCCCAAAAAATAGGGTCCGCAACCCAGGTCTTGGACAATGGCTCTGAGCTCTTGCTCGCTGGAGCCGTTTTGGGATCCGCAGGCCATGGTTGCAGCTGCTATTTGCAAGAAGCAAGAAGCTTCTTACGTGGTAGCGTTACCGGCCGAGAACGGTGTACGCAGGTAGACTGCCTCGATGATGCCGCGGTGTGGCTGATGCACTCTGACCACGTCGAAAACTTCGAAGAGAAGATAAAGCAGGGTGGGCTCATCCATGGGATCCACCTCAAAGGTCATGTCCAGAGCATGAGCTGAGTTGGCATAGAGCATATTCTGTCCCAAGTCTGTAAGGGCCCCCATAGACATGAAGTTGCTCGAGAACGGTATGCGCCACATGGTTCTGTCACACAAGAACTTTTTCTGCGTAACACTATTTACGGCAGTTGTTCCAATGAGTGGATAGGGATAGTTAGCGGGATAGGGTTGACCTTGGCGCATGGTCGGAGCCATGTAACCCACAAAGCCAGAGTTGTTGTGTTGGTAGGGTATGGCGACGGCCTTGAAGTCTTTGTAATTGACCTCATCAACCACCTGCCTGCTCATGGGCTGGAAGTTTCTGAAAAATGAATACATGCGATCTTTGTATCCTTCTGGAATGTAGAAGCCCTGATAGCCGATGTTGTAGTTGGCGAGCATCTGTACCAAGAACCAGTCTTTGGTCATGTTGCATTGGGCTACGTTGTAGCCTTCGCCATCCACAGTGCGCTTTATTTCAAATTCGTTAGGAGATAGTAACCTGTCATTTCCAGGCCAGCTCACTGAAGAGTCAAACATGATGGAAACCTTCTTAAAAGTGTGGTTCAGGTAGAAGGTACCATCCAGGTAGGGAATAGAACCAGAATAGACAAAGTAGGGGTCAAATCCAGACCCCAAAGAGGGAGTTTCTTTGGTTTTCAGTCTGGTAAATGACCAGCCTCTGAAAGCCGCCCAGTTGCGAGAAGGAATGGAAATGGGAATATTGGTTGCATTGGCAGGAATGGGGTAGAGCATGTTAGCTGCAGATAGGTAGTCGTTGAATGACTGATCATTGGTGTCATTCCGCAGCATGGCTTCAAGGGTGGAAGCGGTGTTGTGAGCCATGGGGAAAAAAGTAGCATAGAGGTTGATGCTCGTGAAACTGATGCTGGCGCCATCTACCCGCAGGTCGTTACCGAGGGAACTCTGTAGAACCATGTTCACATCCTTCCTAAAGTTCCACTCATAAGTGTAGGAGCCTGGGAGAAGCAGCAGGTTTTTAACAGCGAAGAATTTTTGAGGCACTTGTATGTGGAAAGGCACATAACGTCCGTTACCCAGAAGCATGGATCGGTAACGCAAGCCAGCGTTACGGTGGTGGTTGAATGGGTTGACATTGTCCATGGCATCCAGAGACCACCTGGCACCAATGTTCACATAGGTGTCTACTAGAGATGGCGGCACCACCCGCCCGTTCATGTAGTCGTAGGTGTTTTTGTTTTCTGGAAGAGTGACATTGGACGGGGTGTATTTGTACGAGTCTGGGAGATATAGAGCCACATTGGAATAAAGGAAACTTCGCCATAGATTGGCTTGAAGGTTAATTTCCATGGCAAATGGATTTCCCTTAGCAAGTTGACTGCTGCCATTTGGGTCTACATTTGTCCAAGTAGATTGGTCTCCATTTGGTTTAATCTCCTTGTAACTATCTGTTTGCGGACCGACACCATCCAACGGAAAACAATAGTTGGGAAGTTCATCTTCCACACCATGATTTTCAATAACACGTACATCAGGATCATAACTGTCCACAGCCTGATTCCACATGCTAAAATATCTGGTTCTGTCGCCCAGAGAGTCAAGCAAGAGTTGGTAAGACAGTTCTGTGTTTCTGTCCTGCAAGTCCACCACTGCATTCAACTGAGACGCTTGGCCAGCCAGTACCCCCATGTTGCCAGTACTGTTATAGTACATAAGTCCGATGAAGTTATCTCTGAAGCCAATGTAGTTGGGTCTGTTGGGCATAGACTGTTGTCCAAGATTGGTCTCAGAACTAGCATCTGAAACTCCAGGTTTGTACACAACATGAGTATCTGGAGATTCCAGGTCCACATTTTCTGCATACATTACAATTTTAGGTTTCAGTTCTGATCTTTGTGATCTTAAGTCAAAGAAGTTCATGTCAATGTCATATTCGATGTTGTTAGTGCCATCGTCTTCTTTTGGTTTTACCTTTGCCTGACCTCCTTTAATATTAGTAGGTTTAGCAAAAGATCCGTAGCAGGGTTTCATTTTAGTTTCAGGTTTAAGAACTCTCCCTCCATACTCTTCGGTTTTTCCGTCTAGGTCAGTCCAAGTTTCGTCTCCCACTTGAGGTTCTGGCTGATAAAGCTTATCAGCATAGATTGGTTTAGGACCTTCAGTTGAAACCTCCAAGCCCACCGGCAATCCGTCTTTTGTGATTTCAGCCTCGGCTTTTACTGGAGCGTTACCAAAAGTGTATGTTGCTTTTTTGGCTTCTTCCCCATCATCACCATTCCCGTCGTCCACTAGACCAGTGCTTGTAACTCCCTTATCCAACCACTGAGATGCATTTGGAGCGCCTTTAGGAGCCAGAGAGTTGTAAGCCGTACCAGAATAGGGTTTGAAACTGGGACCTCTGTCCAACACGCCCCTAATGTCAAAGAACGTGCTGGCCATATCCAGCACTCTGTTGTCGCCCACGGCCAGGGTGTACCGCACTTTGTAAGAGTATGTATTGTCCTCCCGGTCAACGGGCACGAAGCGCAACATGAGCCGCTGGCTACGGTCGGTGGTCACATCGTGGGTCGGCGCTACGGTGGGATTTCTAAACTTATTTCCAAGATTGAAGTAGGTGTCTGTGGCGCGGGCGAACTGCACCAGACCCGGACTCAGGTACTCCGAAGCATCCTGTCCGGCGATGTGCATGTATGCCCACTGGGGCAGCATCGATGGGGTGGCCATCTTGAAAGTAACTCAGCGTCGACGCACGACCTCTTCCTTTTTTCCTCTGCTGCTGTGACGGCGTGTAATGACACATATACACAGATAGGCAAGTTAAGCGCTACTCCATATTTAATTAAAAGCAGCGACGGCGTTTTACACTTTGCACGCCTAGACCCACGATGCTGTTCAGAGTATTTTGCCAGTGCGCATTTGGACGAGGAGCGCCCCCGGGACGTGACCTGGCTACGGCGACTGGTTTCGGGGCAGCGACAGGCTTAGAAGCGGGTACAGCAGTAGCAGCAGGGGGAGGGGGCAAATCCAAGGTGACGGGTCGATGCAACTGAGAAGGTTTCATCACCCCGGTAGCCATAGGGGCTATCGGTCTAGTGGTGGGCATTCCAAGCTTCGTTGCTTCCTCATAAGAAGGCGGTTCATCTACGCGCGTCACCAGCGTCTCTTCTAAATCGGGACGCGGACGCTTGTCGCCTCGTTTTTCTGGCGGAGGAATTTCTTCCTCCACTTGCATTTCACCTGGGGTTGCTGGCGGCGGGTCCAAACGACTGTTTATCTTTTTCTGCACAGCCTGATTAGCCAAATCTACCACTCCATTGATGCCGGAAGCTATCCCATCGACTACTTTTTGTTGAAAGTTCTGGTCTTTAAGTTTATTTCTAAGCGCCTGTCCTGTACTGCTGTTCCAAGCTTTGTTCCCGTATGTTTTTATGGTTGAGCCAAAATTTTTAAGCCCGCTCCAGATACTGCTCCAATTGAAGGCGCCCCCGTTCAGTTGGCTCGTGCCGATGTCGCTCCAGGTGCCCATGTACGGCTTCGTGCCGTGTCGCGGAGCCAAGGATGAAAAATTGATGTCTTCCATCTCTAAGAAAACATAGTCACAGGACCAGGAGTGTCAGAGTCCATTGTATTTTTTTTTTTTTTATTTATACGTTTTTTCCAATGTCAATGTCGTTGCGAGGCCTGAACCGCCACGGAAGCTATGCCTGGTATCGCGCCAATTGCAGCAGCGATAATTGGAATTAAGGCTGGCAAAAAACCACCCCGCAATTGCTTGCGGATAGCACGCCGTCGCCTGTAGCGTCGCATTCCGCGCCCCAACATCCCTCTTCTACGGCGCGAATTTCTTCCTCGGTAACCAGTGATGGGAACGCGAAGGCGACAAGTGAGGGCCATATCTGCAAGGAGGCAGCGGCAACATTGATTAAGTGATGATACTCGGATGGTAACGCGCACGCGGCAGTGTCAAAGGTTCCGCACTACCATTGCGGTACACTTGCCGCACCAGGGCGCCGGGAGTCGGTTTGCTTGTGCGTCTACGGCGACGACTGCGATTTGCAGGTGTCTTGCGGCGACGGCGGGAGGTACTGTTTCGGCTGCGATAGTAGCGAGTGCCTCGGTAACCAGGAGTAGGAATAATAGATGGGTGTACAACATAGTTGGGCATCAACAGACTTGCTGAACCGTACTTTCGTCGGGATCTTCGAGTGGGACCGGCGGCGTCAGTTGTAATAGGCATGGGCATCCATGGATCCGTTTGCACTTCAGTGGAGGTGGCAGTAGGCTTTGCGGGTTCAGTTTGCACTTCCATACTTTCAGTGGGAATCTTAATGTCTACAGTTTGTACTCCCAGACCAGGCGCTACCTGCTTAATGGGTCTCACTTTAACCTCAGGTTGAATATCTGGATCCACTTTTACTTTCTCCAAAACGTCCTCCAACTTTTGGCGTTTGGGTACCATTAGTTGCATAGTGGGATACAAATCTTCACCTTCGCGTTTAACACCTGTTCGCGGAGTTACGGGTAACACTTGCTGCAAAGTGACCGGTTTAAGACTAGGGGTGGGATTTCCATGATCCAAGGGTATGGACACTGTCTCATCCTTGGGATTTATTCTACTACGCTTGCCATAAGCAAACTCGCCTAATCGGTCAGCCGCCTGCTCAAGAATATCATCATCCCCGTACACCTCATCATAAGAACGCTTAAAAGTAGCGCTTGAACGCTCGCCGGGTGTAAAGACCACCGAAGTTCCAGGTCTCAACACATGTCGAACTTTGCGCCCACGCCATTGCACGCGTCGCCGTGGGGCAAACTCGCGCACAAACTCCGCCAGCCCATCATCGCCATCTTCCTCTTCTTTTTTGTCCTTTTTAGCCCGCTTGATTTTGCGGGGTTTTTTTTCATCCTTCAACGGTTGGCCGTAGACTTCAGGTGCGATAACCTGCAGCATTTCTTCCTTGTATTTGCGCTTGGACATCCTCGCCGCTGGGACACAACATCGGAGACTGCTCAGTATCTTCTAAGTGCGAGGGGGACGGGTGCGCACGGGTACACGTTGACCGGTGGCAGCGTCACGCACCCAGTATACATTGCCTCTTCGCGTTTGGGCCATGTCGGCAATAGTCGCCGCTGCGACAGCGGCTGCTTGCCTGCGGGACCTGCCGGCGCTGGCGCCCGAAGCTGCACGTCTGGCCGCCCTAAGCATGGCTCTTCGTCCCACGCGTCTAGCTCTTCGTAGCAGAGCTCTTGCGGCTCGCATGGCAGTGGTAGCTCGGTGGCGTCTGGCAATGCGCCTTCGCCGGCTCTTACGTCGAGCATAGTTGCGAGCGTCAGCCACTACACTGTCAATAACTGCATCCACAGTAGATGTAGGCGCAGTAGGAGTATAATTACGGGCGTCGGCAACCACCTGATCGATTACATCATCGACGGTGGTTCGAACGCGAGTGCGGCCCTTGAGGGCACCCCATGGAGCGCGAAAATGACCGCGAACACGCACGGGATGTTGGGTAGAACGTTTGCGTGCGCCTCCGTACATCTTGCTTGGAGCGCGCAGACCCCAACCGGTGTTATTACTGGGCGAGATAAGAATGGACATTTTTTTTTTTTTAGAAAGTGCGGCTTGAAAGGACGCGCGGTGCGACTATGCCCAGTGCCTTGTACACGTAGGGACAGGTGCGGCGTCTGGCGTCAGTAACGGTCACACGTTGGACTCCCCGGATACTGCTGCGCAACGGCAGGGTCCCGTGATCTGTGAGAGCAGGAACGTTTTCACTGACGGTGGTAATGGTGGGCGCCGGCGGACGGATTAAAATCTGGTTCTCAGGAAAGCGGTTGAAGACGTGCGTAAGCGAGGTGGACTGGCGGAGCTGCTGGGAGTACACAGCTTGTTCGTTGTAGAAGCTCTTTGAGAAGACGGGCATAAGCTCTGCACCCACCACAGGGTAGTTACTGACTTGTCTAGTGGAGCGGAAAGTGACAGGATCCTGCATCATGTCTGGAAGCGACCAGTAGACCTGCTCTGCTCCGCAGGTGACATCTGAAGTGGTGAGCAATGTCCAGGAACGCACTCCTTTTTCGGGATCGCCATAATTGTACGAAAGGTACCAACTGCGATAGGCTGTGTTGATTTTATCTTCCAACACATTGTAACTTCTGTTTTTGCCATCTTTTTCCACAGGCTTAATAGTGAGTTTTAACTCTATGTTTTGAGACACATCATCCAATAATGATTCTTTAGTCGGAACGGATGTTGCGGCAAAACTGTCTCCCCTGATTTCCCTAGCGTTAGCCACCCTTACCGGATCGTTGGCAACTATGTTTGCTTTAGCTTCTGCAGCAGCTTCTATTTTGGCTCTTTGATCTTTCTTGCTGTTCTCATAAGCATCTACATCCAAAAGGGCTGGAATATTTCCTCCTTCTAAATCCTCATACAAGATCTTAAAACCCTCTTGGAATGGGTGTTTCTTTCTAATGCCAAGAAGGTTGCTCAGACGGCTTTCTGTAAAATCCACTCCGCAGCCAGGCAGCAATACGATGTCAGGATGGAAGGCCTCATAGGTGTAAACCCCAGGCATGATTAACTTAGTTTCTGGATCCCATCCCAGCTTGAAGTTCCTGGTGTCGAACTTAACACCAATGTCACTTTCCATTACTCCATTCTGTCTGCCCACTTTCAAGTAATTGTCTATGATGGCATTGTTCATCAAGTCAATAGTCATAGTGACCGAAAAGTTGCCTTCTGGCAAAGTAAACTCGAACCACTCGTATTTTAGAATATCTTGCTTATGATCATAATTATCGTCTACTCTAACACCCTCAGGAGGTTTTCTGGACACCATCACACGCGCTTTGAACTTGTTACTAAACATATACTCGTTCACGTTGGGCATGTTAGTATGCATGATGGTCTTTAGCTGACCGCCCCACCGCGATCGTTCATCAAAGTTAATGGTCTGGGTACTGGCTTCCGTAGGGGTAAAGTCATTGTTCTGCACCACCGTGGTCAAGAAGTTGCTGTGGTCATTCTGATAGTTCAGAGAAGCAATGTCCGCCGACTTGTTGTCCACCAGATACAACCTGGTGGTATCGTACTGAGGTGCCAGTTCCGAGTAACGAATGCTGTTTCTGCCCTCCGTAGGTGCCAGGTATCGCGGAGGTACAAAGGGAGCCTCCAGTTGGGATTGCATCACCGCCGTCGCCTGCTGCTGCATCACGCTCTCGTACGAAGGAGGAGGACCCTCCGGATACACCACCGCTCCGCCTAGCACGACTCGCCTCATTATACTAGACACAGATAATAAAGAAGAACGAACGTACGCTCGTCGCCATGGCCTTGGTGAGTTTCCTTTTTATTTTTTTTACAACATACCACCCAAACGAGGGCGCAAATGAGCAAACGGGTTGCCCCTTCCTCTCCCACCCAAGTCCAACACGCTGCTATCATCGGCCGAATCCTCATCGTCCCACACAAGACCCCTCTGTCTGTCATGACGCTGGCGTCTACGGCTCGCTCTACTTGTAGTCCCCATGATCCCAGGCTCGTCTCTGTGATCCTGAGCATAAGTCTTCCATCTACTCATCTTATCCACCAAACTTTCTATTCCATTGTTTGGGAAATTTTTTTCTCTCGCCGGTCTGAGCAAGGAATCGTTTAGGTATTCCTCTTCGCCCATTAAACTCGGGCGACTTATTCTACCCACTTCGCTGCTACGTACACTGTGTAGAGAAAAGGGTAGACTAGGAAAAGGACTTGCAGACTCGGGCTCAGCCGCGGTAGCACCCATGACCCCGGACAGCGATGCAGAAGAATGCATTCTATCGCCGCCTTCCTTTTTCCACGTGCGATGATCAGAAAGAGGTGAAAAAACATCACTGTCCACGTCGTCCCACAGAAACCCGTCATTAGGGTCGGGCATGTCATATTCGCCCGTGTAGAAACCAGGTGGGGGCAGCCAGTGCGGGTTTAAGATGGCATTGGTGAAATAATCAGAGTTCATAGCGGCAGCTCTGTGCAAGTAGTCCAGCAGTTTGTTAATGAAAGGCCGGTTACTGGCATACATGCTGGGCTCCATATTTCGCGCCGTCATGTCCAATGCTGCAGTCGGAGTTGCCCCCTCTTGCATCAGAAACAATCCCACGCTCTGCTGCACATATCTAAGGATCCTCTCCTCCTCCGCAGTAAGAGCATATTGAGGAGGGATCTTCTGAGACCGATTGGTAAGCAAGAAGTTCAGAGTGGCTTCCAAACTGCCAGTGTCTTCCTGACCCAAAGCGCGACTGACTTGGGTAATTTCTTGATAGGTCTGCTCGTCCACCTGGCTTTGCCCTATGGCTTCGCGATACAGGTTTAGTAGGTAACCCAAATAGGAATTACGGTCGATGCTACCGCTGTCGGTGAAAGGAGCTACCAACAATAGTAATAGGCGGGAGTTCGGAGTTAACAAGCTAGACACGGTTGCTCTTTCTCCTACCGGGGCATGCACTCCCCACAAACCTTTAAGGTTTTTAAAAGCTTGGCTCAGATTTACCGTCTGCAAACCCTGTCTGCTAGTCTGAAAGAAGTAGTCAGGTCCGGACTGATACACTTCGCTCTGAGGTACTTCAGATACCATCAGTCTCAATGCACTCAAAAAGTTAGTATAATCCTGTTGACCACGCGGCACATTAGCAGGCTGAGTACTCAAAAAAGCATTTAACGCCACCAGCGAACCCAGGTTGGCATCGCGCTGGAACCTTTCGCGCTGAGACACAGCTTCGCGTACATCTGTTATCATACGGTCCAAATTGGTTTGCACATTGCTACTGTTGTAGCGAGCCACGCGTTCTAAGAGAGCGTTGTATACCAGTCCGGCCTCATCTGGACGAATAGCTTTGTTCTCCACCAACGCGTTCACGATGGCCAGGACCTTCTCATGAGTGGGATTAGAGCGGGAAGGCACTACAGCTTCCATGATGGCCGATAGACGGTTGGCCTGGGGTTGCTGTCTAAAGGCTTCGGGGTTGCGAGTCGTCAACGCCATGATACGTTGCATGGCCTGGGTCCAATCGTCCGAGGAGTTAATGCCGGACGGCTGGCTTTGCAGCGCCGCCCGCGTTGCGGGATCCGGTGCTTGCTGTTCCATCTAGCAAAAAACACGGGTTGTGCCATCAGTCTTCCAAGTACTCGCCCTCTTCCTCCTCGCCTTCATCCGCCTCTTCTATGTAAGGAAGCTCACATCCTGCCGTCGCGGCGCTCAGAGCCCTGCGACTAGGCTGCCACTGCAAGTCAGCTCCCATGTCAAAGTAATTCTCACCCTCGGTTCCAGCTCCAGTCAGAGCTCTTTGCAAACTGTGCATCAGTTCCCTGTCGCTTAACTCGCGCCTCCTACTGGCGCTAACGGCGCGATGCATTCTGTCATTGCGGTACACCCCAAGATCATCGCTCAGGGTCAAGATCTTGAGCGTCATGCGCATGTAGAACCCATCTATCTTCACCTCCTTGTCTATGGGAACGTATGGAGTCTTGTAGATCTTGCGAGCGTAATATTTTCCCAAACTCAAAACCGAGTAATTGATGGCAGCCACCTTCTCGGCCAGGCCCAGGCTCCGCTCCTGCACTATGATACTCTGTAGAATGTTGATAAGATCATACAACCATCTCCCCTCGGGTTCGGTGATGTTGAGCAGTGCCTCTCTGAAAGCCTCATTGTCTCTGCTGTGTTGCACCACCAGAAACAACTGTGCGGTCAGAGGTTTGCTAGTAGGGTTCTGAATGATAGCTTCCATCAAATCCCACAAATGCATCAAACCAAGGGTGACTTCTTCGCGGGCAATCAGGGTTCGCACATGATTATTAAAAGACTTTTGGAAGTTACGCTCTTCCTTTACTGTCTGCTCGTAAGCCGATACAAGGTTGGCTGCAGCCACGTGTGCCCTGGCAGGACTGATCCCTGTCACTTCATCAACTTCGAAATCCTCGTCCCGCAACACTCGTCTTCGGTCCAAACCGTGACGCAGCTCACGACCCGCGTTAAAGCGGGAAGCTCGCATCTCCTCCGGCTCCTCGCCGCTTCTGTCTCTAAATAGGTTCTGTTGGGGCACATACGCCTCGCGAGAATCTTTTTTCAGTTGAACTCGCGGATGCCGCTCGGGCGAGGGCGCACCTAGACGTGCCAGTCCTTCGCCCTCTTCCAAGTCCAGATCATAGGCGGGCTGTCCCGCACCGCTCACGGCGGCAGTTGCAGTAGTTGCAGGGACAGCCTTTTGTGGTTGCTGCTGCTGCTGCGAGGGGGGCTGTTGTTGGGGACGCATCTGTCGCAGCACGGGATGCATCTGAGCGGCAAAAAAAAAAAAAAATAGGACTCACTTCCCTGCCATTCGGCAACCAGCAAAACGACTCGATTCCGTATCCTGGATTTTTGTAGGCTGGGTCGAGACGGGAGTGCCAATACCACGTTAGCCGCGGCTCCGGCCGGCTCGAGTACAAGTCTCGAACCGGGGTACACCGCGACCCAACCCGTTCACGTTCCTCCAGGCTACGGAGTCGAGTCGCTGAACGCTTTCATTTTCTTCGTGTCCATAGAGCATCAATGACTGCGCGCGCCTCACTGGTCAAACCGTGCCTACAATGAACTACTTCATGCCGCTACGCAACATTTGGAACCGCGTACGCGAGTTTCCTCGGGCTTCCACTACCGCCGCAGGAATCACCTGGATGTCCAGGTACATCTACGGCTATCACCGCCTTATGTTGGAAGACCTCGCCCCCGGCGCTCCAGCTACAGAACGATGGCCTCTCTACCGCCAACCACCGCCGCATTTTCTTATAGGGTACCAGTATCTGGTGCGCACCTGCAACGATTACATCTTTGACACCCGCGCCTATTCGCGCCTTAAATACACCGAGCTCGTGCGCCCTGGTCACCAGACAGTTAACTGGTCAGTCATGGCCAACTGTGCTTACACCATCAATACCGGGGCTTACCACCGCTTCGTGGATTTTGATGACTTTCAAGCCACCCTCACCCAAGTACAGCAAGCCATCCTCGCCGAAAGAGTCGTAGCTGACTTGGCACTGGTCCAACCAATGCGCGGGTTTGGACTCACACGTATGCATGGCAGAACGGGTGAAGAAGAAGTGCCCGTAGAACGGCTCATGCAAGACTACTACAAAGATCTGGCTAGATGTCAGGATAATGCTTGGGGAATGGCCAATCGCCTGCGTATCCAGCAAGCCGGACCCAAAGACCTGGTGCTCCTCGCCACCATCCGCCGTCTTAGAACTGCCTACTTTAATTTCATCACCAGCAGCATCGTCTCACCTTCCCGAGATGAAGAAGGAATAGAAGACCCAGACCGAACACATAACCACCCCCGCCCACAAGAAGCCGTACTCAGCCTACCTTGTGACTGTGACTGGTTAGACGCTTTCGTCGAAAGGTTTTCAGATCCCGTGGATCTTGACACGATCAGATCTCTGCGCGCAGTCCCTACGAGCCAATTAATAAAATGTATAATCAGCGCCCTCTCCCTCCCAAACGGAGAACCTCCCAGTCACCACTTTAAGGAGATGCGCGGCGGTGTTTTTACTCTGCGACCGCGCGAGAACGGCCGCGCCGTCACTGAAACCATGCGCCGCCGCCGCGGAGAGGTCATTGAACGATTTATCGACCGTTTGCCCGTGCGCCGTCGACGTCGCCGCGTGCCCCCTCCGCCCCCGCCTGAAGACGAAGAAGAGATGTTAGTGGAAGAAGAGATAGAAGAGGAAGAAGAGATGCCGGGAGCCTTCGAACGCGAAGTACGGGCCACCATAGCCGAACTCATCCGTCTTCTCGAGGAGGAATTGACCGTGTCCGCGCGAAACTCCCAGTTTTTTAATTTTGCCGTGGACTTCTATGAGGCCATGGAGCGCTTGGAAGCTCTGGGCGATGTCAGCGAAATGCCGCTGAGACGATGGATCATGTATTTCTTCGTCGCCGAACACATTGCCACCACACTCAACTACCTTTTTCAGCGCCTATGCAACTATGCGGTCTTCACCAGACACGTGGAGCTTAACCTCGCTCAGGTGGTGATGCGCGCAAGAGACTCCGAGGGGGCCGTGGTCTACAGCCGCGTCTGGAACGAGGCGGGCATGAATGCATTCTCCCAACTCATGGGCCGTATCTCCAATGACCTCGCGGCCACCGTCGAGAGAGCGGGTCGCGGAGATCTTCAGGAGGAAGAAATCGAGCAGTTCATGGCGGAGATCGCCTACCAGGACAACTCTGGTGACGTACAAGAAATACTGAGACAAGCTGCCGTTAACGATACCGAAATTGATTCTGTTGAACTCTCTTTCAGGTTCAAGCTCACGGGGCCGGTAGCTTTCACCCAGAGACGTCAGATACAAGACGTCAATCGACGCGTGGTGGCGCACGCAAGTCTTCTCAGAGCGCAGTACCAGAACCTGCCCGTGCGCGGCGCCGACGTCCCACTACCAGCCATGCCCCCGGGTCCGGAACAACCGCTGCCGCCCGGCGCGCGTCCCCGTCACCGCTTCTGAGCATGCAAGAAGCAAGAGAGCCACCACCGATCAAAAGAAAAAACAAAGGTACGGTAGTGGCGCCCAAAGGACACGGAACCCTGCAAGCCATTGACGTCTCTACAAACGAACCTGTGGAAATCAAGTACCATCTGAACCTCCCGCACGCCCTGGAAAAGATCATGCAAGTTAATCTTCTGTCCCTACCTACTAACCTGAGTCCGCAGCGTCTCAGGACTCTGGACAGCTCCAGCCTGCGCGCTCTCGTCCTTCAGCTCCGCCCCTCCCGCGCCGAGGTCTGGACTTGCCTCCCGCGGGGGCTCGTCAGCATGACCACCATCGAAACAGAAGATGAACAGGCCGATACAGCGAATATAGAAGAGCACGAGATACAATCGCCAGGCCTCGGCTTCCCACTGAAATTTCTCGTCAAGGGAAGCCAGGTACAGCTCATTCACGAGATACAACCCGTGCAACGCTGCGACTACTGCGGCCGTCTGTACAAGCACAAACACGAATGCTCGGCGCGCCGCAGAAACTTCTACTTCCATCACATCAACAGCCAATCCTCCAACTGGTGGCAGGAAATCCAGTTCTTCCCGATCGGCTCTCATCCTCGCACAGAAAGACTCTTCCTGACCTACGATGTGGAAACTTACACCTGGATGGGGTCCTTTGGCAAACAACTAGTTCCTTTCATGCTGGTCATGAAACTCTCAGGAGAAGAGCGTCTCGTCAACATGGCCCACGATCTAGCCATTAAACTCAAGTGGGATCGATGGCAACAAGATCCCAGAACCTTCTACTGTGTCACTCCAGAAAAAATGGCAATTGGCCAGCATTTTCGTCAGTATCGGGACCAGTTACAAACAGCACTGGCGGTGGATCTTTGGTCATCATTCCTACATGCAAATCCTCATCTGCACGAATGGGCCCTCGAACACTACGCCTTATCTGACCCTACAGACCTAACCTTTGATGAGCTCAATAAGCTACCTCACGTCAGAGGCACGCCGCGTTTCATAGAATTATACATCGTAGGACACAACATCAACGGTTTCGACGAGATCGTCCTAGCTGCCCAGGTGATCAACAATCGAGCGGAAGTACCACAGCCTTTCCGCATCACTCGCAATTTTATGCCCAGAGCCGGTAAGATTCTCTTCAACGATGTTACTTTCGCTTTGCCCAACCCCGCCTACAAGAAACGGGTAGACTTCCAACTTTGGGAACAGGGAGCCTGTGACGACATAGACTTCAAATACCAATTTCTCAAAGTCATGGTCAGAGACACCTTCGCCCTTACTCACGCTTCGCTACGAAAAGCTGCTCAAGCATACTCTCTACCCGTAGAGAAGGGCTGCTGCCCTTACAAGGCAGTTAATCAGTTCTACATGCTAGGATCTTACCGTGCAGACAAAGACGGGTTTCCGCTAGAAGAGTACTGGAAGGATCGCGAAGAATACCTTCTCAACCGCGAACTGTGGGAAAAGAAAAACCAACCATGTTATGACATCATTCAAGAAACACTTGACTACTGCGCCCTGGACGTACTTGTCACCGCCGAACTGGTAACCAAGCTTCAAGAATCTTATGCCCACTTTATCAGAGACTCTGTAGGTCTACCTCATGCCCACTTCAACATTTTTCAAAGACCCACCATCTCTTCCAATTCTCACGCCATCTTTCGCCAGATTGTTTACAGAACAGAAAAACCCAATCGCACCAACTTGGGTCCGGGGCTGCTAGCGCCGTCACATGAACTATATGACTATGTGCGAGCAAGTATCAGAGGGGGGCGATGCTATCCAACCTACATAGGCATCTTTGAGGATCCCATCTACGTCTATGACATCTGTGGCATGTATGCCTCTGCACTCACCCATCCCATGCCCTGGGGCAGTCCCCTTAACCCATATGAGCGCGCACTGGCAGCTCGAGAATGGCAAATGGCCTTAGATGACCCCACTCCCATCAGCTATTTTGATAAGGATTTACTTCCTGGAATCTTTACCATGGATGCAGACCCTCCCGATGAACTTATGCTAGACCCACTTCCACCTTTCTGTTCTAGGAAAGGAGGTAGGCTCTGCTGGACCAACGAACCCCTTCGAGGCGAGGTGGCCACCAGTGTGGATTTAATTACCTTGCATAACCGAGGGTGGCAAGTGAGAATCGTGCCAGATGAATTGACAACTATCTTCCCCGAATGGAAGTGCCTGGCACGCGAGTATGTCCAACTCAACATCGCTGCCAAAGAGCGCGCGGACAAGGAAAAGAACCAAACCATGCGATCCATTGCCAAACTTTTATCCAACGCCCTGTATGGATCATTTGCCACCAAACTTGACAATAAAAAAATTGTGTTTTCTGACCAAATGGACGAAAACCTCATGAAAGGCATCTCAACCGGCACTGTCAATATCAAATCCTCCTCGTTCTTAGAAACTGACAACCTGAGTGCAGAGGTCATGCCCGCCTTCGAGAGGGAATACCTACCCCAACAGCTGACGTTCCTGGACAGCGATCCGGAAGACAGTGAGGAAGAGCAGAGAACCGCCCCCTTTTATACCCCCCCAGCTGGGACCCCAGGTCACGTGAAATACACCTACAAGCCAATCACATTCCTGGATGTTGAAGAGGGTGACATGTGTTTGCATACTTTGGAAAAGGTGGACCCCCTGGTTGACAACGATCGCTACCCCTCCCACATAGCCTCCTTTGTGCTGGCCTGGACGCGCGCCTTTGTATCAGAGTGGTCAGAGTTCCTGTACGAAGAAGACCGAGGCACTCCACTGGAGAAGAGGCCTGTAAAATCAGTCTACGGGGACACGGACAGCCTGTTTGTCACTCAACGAGGACACGAACTCATGGAGACCAAAGGTAAGAAACGCATCAAAAAATATGGCGGAAAACTTGTTTTTGACCCCAATGAACCGGATTTAACCTGGCTGGTGGAATGTGAAACTGTTTGCGCATCCTGCGGCGCGGATGCATACTCCCCAGAATCCATTTTCCTTGCGCCCAAGCTGTATGCGCTGAAATGCCTATACTGCCCGGTATGCAAGAAAACTTCCAAAGGTAAGCTCCGCGCCAAGGGCCACGCAGCCGAGGCGCTCAACTACGAACTCATGGTAAACTGCTACTTGGCCGACATACAGGGCGCCAAGCGGCAGAAGTTTTCGACCAGCAGGATGAGTCTGAAGCGCACCCTGGCAAGCGCCCAAGCAGGCGCACACCCCTTCACTGTGACGGAAACAACCCTGACTCGAACTCTGAGACCCTGGAAGGACCGAACCCTGGCAGCGCTGGACGCCCATCGTCTCATACCCTACTCCAGGAGCCGTCCAAACCCGCGAAACGAGGAGGTCTGCTGGATCGAGATGCCATAGAACACATCACTGAACTGTGGAACAGACTAGAACTTTTGCAGCAGACTCTCTCCAAAATGCCCATGGCTGACGGTCTAAAACCGCTGAAAAACTTTTCCTCACTACAAGAGCTTCTATCACTAGGAGGAGAGCGCCTCCTAATGGATTTGGTGCGGGAAAATATGCATGTAAGGGAAATGATGAACGAGGTGGCCCCCTTGCTTCGAGAAGACGGCAGTTGCCGTTCCCTAAACTACCACCTGCAACCTGTAATCGGAATCATTTATGGCCCCACCGGATGTGGCAAATCTCAATTGCTCAGAAACTTGCTATCATCCCAACTAATCACCCCCGCCCCAGAAACGGTGTTCTTTATAGCCCCCCAGGTGGACATGATTCCACCCTCGGAACTGAAAGCTTGGGAAATGCAAATCTGTGAGGGGAACTATGCTCCGGGGCCCGAAGGAACATTCATACCCCAATCGGGTACTCTCCGCCCCAAATTCATTAAAATGGCTTATGATGATTTAACTCAGGAACATAACTATGATGTGTCAGACCCACGGAACGTGTTTGCCCGCGCCGCTGCCCACGGCCCCATTGCTATTATCATGGATGAGTGCATGGAAAATCTCGGAGGACACAAGGGTGTCTCCAAATTTTTCCACGCTTTTCCATCCAAGCTGCACGATAAATTTCCTAAATGTACCGGATACACCGTCTTGGTGGTCCTTCATAACATGAACCCAAGACGAGATCTTGGCGGCAATATTGCCAACTTAAAAATCCAATCAAAAATGCACATAATTTCACCCCGCATGCACCCCTCCCAGCTCAACCGGTTTGTAAACACCTACACCAAGGGCTTATCTGTGGCAATCAGCCTACTTCTAAAAGATATTGTGCAACACCATGCACTGCGACCTTGTTATGACTGGGTGATTTACAACACTACCCCGGAGCATGAATCCCTTCAATGGAGCTATCTCCACCCCAAAGACGGCCTAATGCCCATGTATCTAAACATTCAATCCCACCTCTATAGGATTCTGGAAAAAATCCACCGAGTTCTCAATGATCGAGATCGGTGGTCTAGGGCATACCGTGCACGAAAAATGAAATAAAAACACTTGATTTTAAATCAACAACAAGCTCGTTTATTTATTCATTGATTCTGGAATTTTTTTTATTTAGACTTTGCCGTGCCGACAGCAGACTCAGTTTGTACTCGCAACTCGGCCACCTGCTGAGAAAGTTCACCCAGACGTTGGGTCAAAGCCTCCAGCTGGGCCAAAAGGACAAGTAGCTTGTCCTGAGTCAGGGTAGAAGGGTTATTAGAGGAAGTGGAATTAGCCAGGATGCTTCCATAGTAACCCATTCCAAGCACAGTGTTAGCGGCAACAGAGGCGGCGGCGGCTGCAGCTGCGTCCAAAGGTGAAGAACTTAAAGTAGCATAGGTCAGCGTTGAAGAATTGGCGGGTTGGACGGGTCTTCCATCCACAGTAGATCCCATAACATTCTGACGAACTCCTGCCCAGGATGGGAGACGCCCTGTCAGATAAGGGCTGAAGACTCCCCCCTTAAAAGAAGCGTTTCCACTCATGACAGCTGAAAGACAGAAAAAACAAATTTTTACTCAATCTGTCCATCTGAAAACCCCACCCCAAAGTTTTCCCAATACTCACCTTAGTCAGTTTCTTCTCCACTGGATCCGAACTCTGCTCCAGTGCGGGCAATAACCAAATGATCCGGTCTCAGATCTTCAGTCACATCTACACACACCGGCTGGAACCTGGCATGCTTGCCTCCGCATTCGCATGCGCGCACCCTCGATCTCGTATCATCATACCTCAGGATCTTCCAGATTTGCATGTTCATGTCAAAGATTCCTGTTAGGCTCATTCTGGAAAAGGCATCTGGTTCCAACAACACTTTCACATGATTCATGTTACACTGGTAAGGCATAAACATTCCTCTACGCCCACCTGCATGCATGGTACACTTCGTCAACACATTGTGATCAAAAACAGGCCATTTTTTGCGTTGATGGGAAACAATATGCACAGTAGCCAGCATATTACAATGCCCACCGGCACAAGTGAGCATTTGATAAGGCCTCTCATCGGAAGCACCGCAAATCATGTTATGCTTTACGCTGGCATTGCCCTTAATTAAAATAAAACATCCAGTATCTGTAGAAGCGCAGTGGCGGACCCTTGCTTCGCCTTCATTCAGAATGCCCAGGTTACATCTTTGGAATATGCATTTCTTCAGAGACAATTGACTCTTGGTTCTGCCAGCTGTGGCAATCCAACACGCACAGAAACTACATCCCCGTACACTAACCTGTCCCCAGGCATCTACACAGGTATTGTTGAAACCAAAAAAGCTACAACCATGCAATATAAGTTTGGTATTGGCCATAAACACTATTCCATTATAACCATCTCCCCTAAACTTAACATTTACAAAAGTTACTGCTTCCATACCGACTACTCCAGGCCACATATCCATCATGCAGCATCTAATAACTGTCTTGTCTGGAGTATCTATTACCACCTCAGCCCCATTTCCAGATATGTAACAAGCATTCCGGATATTAATCCGTCTAGTAATCTTATACTGTTTATCAGGCCTCAAAGCTATCTTGGCATAATTTTTAATGGCCACCTCCCAATCATCCTCAGGCTCCAACCAACATGTTTTCACCTGTTCCAGTGAATATTTCTCCTGCAATACAGAAACTTCATCCCTTCCCTCTTTCTGGACCTCATGCCACCAAATGGTTTCAGGACGTCTGCGACTCATTAAACTTAAAGCCAACTCAGATCTAGCATCAGTACCACTACATGCCCTCTCCCTCTTAACGCCCCTATCCCGTCCAGTGGACGTAGATCCAGTAAGCACCCGTTGCAGTTCAGGAGACAAGTCAGCTACTCCGCCTCCTCCACTGGAGGGTCCAGGCCGGCTCTCGGGTTGTCCTCTTGCTGTTCCTCCTCCAGAACCGCTGGCATGACCGGTGGATGCCTCAGGATTCCCGCTACACCCAAAGGCTGCACTGGCCAGTAACCTAAGATTGTCCTCATCTTGCGAACCTTCCATGTTCTCCACAATGCTGTGGCTATGAAATCCAAAACGTATCCCCTGCTGAAATGAGTCTGCGGGATCCATTTATCTAATATAAAAGTAAGAAAAGCCACAGCAGCGGCAGTTCTACCTGGGGTTGAAAAGTCTAAAACTGATAAAACTTTTTCTTTAAAGTGAACTTGATGACCCAAATTAAGAGCTTCAAAAAGTCCTGGGCAATCTAGCAACAACTTTTCAAATTCTTCTTTATAGTCCTGTTTTATCCTAAAAACTACCCTAGCTAATTCACTAGCGAACCAGAATCTCCAAAAACCGGAGACTCCGTCCGAAGCGTCCTCTAACAGTTGCCTAGTCTTTCTAAGGTCTTCCAAAATGGCCCAAACCTCCATGGATGAAAGCCAGCTCCTATGAGCTAACCACACAGGTCTGCTTCTACTTATATACCTGAGTCCCCGCCCAAAAAGCAATAAAAACCAGTGAACAGTTAACATATTTTTATTACATTGCACTCTCACACAAATATTGACGTCACCTTAAGTAAACACGGATATGGAACACTTATTGTCTGGGACGTTTCCGTGTACTCAAGTCCAAAGGTCCGTCCCCACCCTGTAACAAGTCCTCAAGTTTTTCCACTGCTGGACGTTTCCCAGGCTTAAGCTTCACAGGAATGGGCTTGCGCACGTCCACAGGAACAGGTGCTTGAATCTCAGGAGGTGAGGTAGTAGAATCAGGAGATGGTGACTCATCAGCATCAGACACAGGACCTATAATAAGAAGCACAAATCTCCCACTCAATATACATGTGAAAAACAGCATATTCCTTTAAATTTTAACTTAAACACACTTACTGTAAATAAAGTGGCAGTGCGTTCTCATATAACAAAGCGAACATAACAGTTCCTTTACTCCAGTATTTTTCCTGTGAAATTCACAAGACTTACAGCCATGTCCAGGAAGCTCCGGGCAATCCAACTGAAAACCAACACTGGCAGCCTTCACTCCCTCACCCGCTGCAGTGTGCATAGACTGCTCCGTTTCATGGTCCTCCTCATCACTCGGAGGAAACCCGTCTTCATAGCAGTGCAAATCACAGTCCACGGAACCCAAATCAGGTAATTTTCTTACACCTGTACCGCTTTCCACAATCACCCCTGGAGTATCGAAAGTGTCCAAAGGCGGATCTAATTCTAATCCTTCATTAGCAGCTAAAAGCATAGAATCGGTAAAAAAGCCATTTACAGCTTCCTCATTAGAATCCTCCGATCCCTCTACCTCTAAATCATACAGTTCCTGAAGCGTAGGAGGCTCAAAAAGCTGCACAGGTGGCTCCGGATCGTCTCCCATCAAGGCGTGCACCACAAGCTCCAGTATTTCGTTTCCAGTCTCAGCAGAAATTATTTCCTGAGGCAGAAATCGCAAGTGTCTCATTTTTTTAATATTAAACTGCCGGCGCAGAGGAGAAAACTCTTCTCGCTGGCACTCAAGAGTGGCCTCTTGACACAAACCCTGAGGTATAAATACCGTAGCGATCAGCTGACACCTACGTAAAAACAGAAGACTTTGACACGGTACGCGGAAATTCAGGTAAAAAACACGGTAATGGAAACCTCCACGTAATAGGTCAAAGTCTACCTGGCCCTGAACAAATACTCCACCCTGCCATAAATACCGCATTATTGAGAAAAACACTTCCTCATTCAGTTTTCGCGCGAAAATGAACAATTTTCACTTGCATCCGGCCAAAACTACCTCATTTCCTGTTAAATACCGTGGGAAAACTAAGTAGTTCCGTGAGAAAAAAAGCCTTTGTATGCGTCACATTTACCGCGACAACTTGCAAAAAAAACTCCACCCCCAAAAAACGTCATTTTCCCACGGCCGCGCCGCCCCTTTTAGCCGTTAACCCCACAGCCAATCACCACACAATCCACACTTTTTAAAATCACCTCATTTACATATTGGCACCATTCCATCTATAAGGTATATTATTGATGATG